TGAAGAACAGGTAGTTTATACTCGACGCTCTCTCGAGTATGGGACGAGGCAATGCTCAGATGGCAGCCATGGCGACGACCAGAGGGTCAACCACTGGACCGAGGCCTGGTATCAAATTGGCGAGGGCAAGCCCTACAAGCCCAAAAGATACAACAGCGGCGGTACCCAGGATTGCAGCAGGTGTCACGAATGAACTGCTTGGTTGCTACATTGCATACGATTGCAGCGGACCAGCAATGGGCTGAGAGTTTTGGATCTTATTGGCCATCTGTATCTCATTAAGTGCAGTTCTCGAAGTCTTTTGACTGAGTGGAGCAAATGCAGAGGATGAGCCAATGGAGTACTCAAAACACGAAGCGCATTCCAAACGGTAGGTATGACCCACTTGGACACCTTCGACAGAGATTAACACAGAGCCCCAATCGTTGTCCGACCATATGACTCCTGTATCGCACCCCGAATTAATATCATAGTTTCGAACTACGTTTGTATAATTAACTCCAGGGGTGTTCAAAGCAGATAGTGCCAGGGCGGCCGGGTTATTGCTGGTAGGGTATACCTTGAAGTCATTAGTCTTGTGTCTGGGTGTAACAAAACATCCATGCTCAGGTCTGAAACAGACCGAGTCTTTGGAGAAAGTGTTAGCTAGATTGACAAAATCAGTATTAACTCCGAGGTCCAATCTCAACACTGGGGTGTCGTAGGGCACCTGATAACCTATAGCACCTGCAGCATTGTTGACTGACATAGAGACAGTCGTAGCTGAGGGTGGAGTGGTTCCAGAGGTGATTGTACCGTTATCGGCAAAGGAAACGGGCATTGGGGTTGCGGTAATCGATCCAGAACAGGTGTTTGACTGACCAGTGTACATCAACCGGTAGGCGACTGAAACCAATCGAGCCGAGGCGGAGGCGTACGGATCCTGGGTTTGGTCCCCCGGAGCCCACTGAGTACCTACCAAACGGTAGGGTGTAGGCTGGGAAACACCAAGGAAAGTGCCAGTTTGGTTTCTAAGAGCTATGCCATTGACTGTAACATCGTTGGCTCCTGCGGCACCCCTGCCATATAGTCCTGCCAAGCTAGGAAGCATTGGCAGTGTCAGGATGGCGAAGCCCGCTGTGGAGTTGCAAACGATTGTATCATACATGAGGTTGTCGACAACAATGAAGTTGGCGTTACCACCGTCAGGTATGCCAGCTGGACCGCCAGGTGAACTGAGAAACGGATTTAATCGACATTTAACGTAGTTAGGCATGTTACCAGCAGGTCTAATGCGCAAAGTCTGTAAACCTTGTTGAACCTGTTCCAGAGTCTTGTAATTCTGGGTATGACCTAGACCGACTCCGGCGACATCGACAGTGCCATTTCTGTTGGCACCGCCTCGTCGTTTGCGCCTTTTGGGCGCTTTGGACTGCTTAATTGCACCTGCTACAGCTTTCGCTGTAGCCTGAGCAACCACCTGCGCAGTCCGTGCAGGGGTGAGGGGTTTGTTGTTCTTTCGACGTTGTCTGGGCATTCTTATTTGACTTCGTTTGCGCGTACCACCCCACGCGCTCTAGACCTTCGGCTATCTCCACCCATTCGGGACTGCTTTTGTAGTCATCCTCGAATTGCATGGTTAGCAGCCTCTTCTCTAGCAGGGATGCCCCTGAGTGGTTGAGTAGATTCATTGCTCCTCTCACAGCATTGACGGAGTAGACACCATTGGTGGAATAGATATGGGAGCAAAACTCGAAACCATTTTCTAACGTACCAATTGGTTCGTACATCTTAACATCAAAGCCCATTCGCTTGTAGTTCTCTACAGCGTTAGGGGAGTATGTTTCTATACAATCATCACCCATGGCGAAACCCCACTCAGCTCCTGCAAACATGGCAGCTGCAAGTCTCATCCAAGAATTGGATGAGCTGGTGTTGTACTTACCCGAATTCTGAACTCCAGGGAAAGGCAACTTTAGCATCATGCCGTTTGATAAGCAGTAGACGGAATTGGTCTCCAGAAAGGCTTTCTTGAAAAGGAATGTAGCGAACCATTCAGAGGATGTTGTATTCAACTCAACTCTGAACTCCGCTTCAAGTCCTATAAGCCAATCCGGGACTGACCAGTCCCAACCACTTATATCTGCAGAAACCAGCTTGTCGACACCATATCGTCTAACAGTTTCAATAAGCTTCTGGTTAGCCTCATCAGAGAAACCCATTCCTGGTTTGGATGGGATCTCGTTCCAGCTAGCTATTTGTGCTTTATTGTAATGTCTGTTAAACAACATCTCAATGATTTTATCAACTATGGACACTGACATAATCAACCTAAAGCGACCTTGAGCTACTTTGGCAGCCTTGTGTGGCTCATTCTTAACGAAGAGTCGCACAGGGTCCATGTAGCCCTGATCAACCAGTTGTTCTGGTCTCAACTTAACAAGCTCTTTAATGTCGATTGAGGAGATTTTCTCAACTCTATCGAGCACAGCTTTGATAAGGAGTGGTGTTCCATAGTCTATAAAATCACCATTAGTCTTGAAAGATTTCGAATAAGGTACTCCGGGTCCGGCTTCTCTTTTAATGTCTTGCAACATCGATTTGGTGTAGTCACGGAAGGTTTCCCTGTCGTACTTTTCAAGATATTTTGGTGTTGATATAGGTCTATACAAAGGTCTAAGGCGCTCTATGACGCGCCTTTGCTCCTCGCTGGAGGGCATTACTGTCTCTTTCCTGCGAGAAGACTGGTAGCAGAGACTACCAAACTCTGCAACTGAGCCGCGGAGAGGCCACTCAAATTGCTTGGCCCACTTTGGATAGAGCTGCTCGAACCTGTTCCAGATTTCTGTACTGCGGGTTTGGGCGCTTTCATTGTGGGTGCAATTGGTGTAACCAAGGGCTGTGAATTCTTTATAGACTTCTGGCTCTTGGGACCAGGTGTACACGACTCCTGTCCAACCTGGGGGGTTGTAAGAGTCGTCCCAGTCACCCCCTGCGACGGGACGGAGGAGTTTAAAGACTCCTTATTAGGGTTCTTCCTCCTCCGTCTTATTTTGAGATTGACTTTGACTGCTTCTTTGACTTTATCGAGCACTACCCCACCCTCCTCTAAGGATTTCGGTTCATCGAGTTCGTACCTCGTTGCAACTTGAGTCACGATGGCTTCATTCTTGTTGGGAACGTGCACTTTCGTGGCTATAGGAACATAGGACTTATCGTCGACTTTGGCATTCGTAGCCAAACTTACAACAACGTCAGGTGTAACATCAAGTGGTTCCAAATTGGCCCCTCCCTTTGTCCTACTGGTGTGTAAGTCTTGTGTTGGTAAGTGTCCGGTTTTTGTCATTTCATTGAGTGCTTTAACTAGGAGCCCTTTCTTTCGATAGCGTTCAACAACGGCATCTAAACTCATGTCAATAATTTTGGTATCAGCTAAAACACTGGAGAATGAATCTCTAACAGGTCTCAGCAATTCCTTAACTTTGTCAATAAGTTGTTGCTCTGTCATTTTATCCGCTATGAAGCCACACTTGACGCAGACACGGTTGTGTTCTTGCGCCAAGAAGCATTTGGGGCATAGAGTAATGGTTTCCTTATAATTAATTTCCAAGTCATCCAATTCATCCATGTAGGCTCCCCAGCCAATAGTTCGAGATTGGGCTCTCTCATCGAGTTCCTCACGCTTATGGCGGTACTTATCGTTTTCGATCACCTTATATTTGTGTTTGCTGTTCTCCGTAAAGAATTCAACATCAAATTCCTCTCGCTCATCTTGCTCACCATTCTCTGACGTAACATCTTGATATGCAGGACTCTCAGCATAAGACTCTTTATTATTAAAGAGCTCTACCGGTAAAGCTGTACCGACGTTAAAACGCCCTGTGCAGCTAGCTTCGGTATGTATGCCGATTATCTTGTGCCGGGAGTCTAGAATTGGAGTTCCAGACCACGACGGCATGGTTGAGGCTCCATACTTAAGACGCCAAACGGACAAAGGAGCAGCTGTTCCTATGGACATGGAGATTTGATCATCCTTGTACCCGTACAAAGCTACACCAATTCGTTGTCCGAATTTTGTATTAATTTGGCCCAACTTCATACCCAATTGGGAGAAGTAGCCAGCCGGAACCTCAACTATAGCAAAGTCAAGGTGTTGCGGAGATGAGTAAGCAAGCAGTTTCCAGTTGTTCTCAAATGGTAGTTTTCCTTCCTTGTAGCCCATGTAGAGCCCACTCAAATTGTGCATCTCCAAGACATGGCACGCTGTTAAAATAGCATGCTTGCCCTGGTACATGATGCGTGAGAACATGCCCACAATCTTGTTTCCAACATAAAACTCGCCAATGAAGGCGGGGGCCTTATCGGAAGCTTCAATTACTGAAGTGGCCAATAGAGACTCCTTTAAGGTTATACTCACTGGGTTGTCAACCAAAGGTTTCATCTCTGTGACGCTGCTAAAGTAAATTTTAGCATTCTTGTGAACAAGATGTGGTCCATGCTCATCATATTTGAGATTGCTCAATACGCGAACGTCTCCCTCCTTCTTGATCGCCTTATATCTCAGGTAGGCACGTACTCGATTGATTACGTACTTGTATGGAAATATAACAAGGAAGAATATGACGATCAACAAGATACTAATAGCCGTAACCCAATGTATCACGTAACGCCCAGCGACCAAATTCTTGATCCCTCTGAGCATCTTTCCACCAACATAAGAAGCAGAGTGAACAGCCAGATCAACGGTTGCGTTAACAACCGGATCAATGACCTTGGCAGTATTATCGACAGACTCTTCAATGAAGGCCTGGACAAAACTGTCTTTCTCATGCCCCTTAGGGGTTTCTGTGAATTCAGGTTTCACCCTGGCACCATGGGCTCCAACTTTTTCAATAGTAGTATCGAAAAAGGAGCCAACTAGGCATGTGCGAAAACACGCACAGGGGATAAAATCCCTCCAGGGGACACGACAGGGGTCGTAGACCGTAGCCCCTATCATGCCGCATATTAGTGTAAATCCCAGCAGTGCAAGGCGTTTAAGAGCAGTCTTAGATACTTTCGGCATCTTTATCTTGAGAAAATATATTCGATCAATTCAAATGCGTTTTCAATATCACAAGGACTTGCAAAACACCTGTAAACTTT